TATTTCTATGTATTTGTCCCCACTGCCATTTAATAAAACGTAAAACTTCCATGTTTATCTTTCATCGGTGTTATCATTTATCTCTATAATGTGAAGAAATGCTTCTTCTTCATCTTCGGTCCAATCTAAGATGTCATCGTAATTGTCTTCGGATGGTTCACTAATCATCGGACTCTTAATATTGTTATCTTTGGCCCACTTTTTGGCTTTCTTTCGAGCATCCTCAACAGAAGAAGCCTCCACAACGATATCATGCACGTCTGCTGCGGTCGGGCCATACTCAATGCTAACATTCCACTTAGTTAAGTTTGTCATTTTCTGCCTTGTACACTCTTGCTCTCAATCCACTTGTTGAGAATCCATGATTACGTGAATTGAATACTGTCTTCTCACTCATTCCAGGAATATCGTGTCCTGTATAAGGTTTCCCTTGCCAATCAGACCCGATAAATCGTTTATCAAATTTGATTGAACAAAGTAAATTGTATAGATCTTGTTCTGTCTCGTAAACCACAACCTCGTCGATATATTTGCAGGCGCGTACCTGTAAATACCGTTCGTGTGTGCTTTGTACAGGAATATTTTTGTCTGGGCGATCAGTATGCGGATTGGTTTGAAGTAAAACAATCAAATAATCGCAATGACCTTTGCATTCTTCGAACATTAAGTAATGTCCGGCGTGCGTTAAATCGAAACTACCGGCGGTTACACCAATAATGCCTTTGTTCATGGTTTCGGTCCTGTAGGAAATGGAACATCTTCTTCACGCTTTGTATATTCAGCAGGATAATGCTTAAAAAACCAAGTACCCCAATCTTCTGGTACAACATCTCTCTGGAAACCGTGTACCCACATTCCGTGTACAGCCTGCTGCCCGTATTGCGGATTCATAGGATAAGGACGGTAATTTCGCTCATATTCCAGATCGATTTCGCCAGTCCATATCACTATTCCGGGATTTTCCGGATGGAAAATAGTAAGATTGTCACCATTCTTAAGACAATGTAGGCTGTCATAGCCCTCTTTCTCATCCTCACATACAGACCAGATTACTCCTTCTGTACCTGTTTCAAAGAATGCCTCGAGTTTACCTTTAATGGGTACCATCTTACTTCCGATTAATTACTCAGCCTGTTCAGCTACGAACTTATTACGGATGCTGGAACCGAAATACTTGCCTTTGGATGCGGCAGCAACGAAACCGTCATAAGTAACAGTGTCAACACCCTTGTAGATGTAAGTAGAACCATTCTTGAGACGCAATGCCAAGTCGCCAGCGGCGCGTGCATAGGATTCAATGAGGCTACTACCAGCTACAGTAGTGAACTTAACGGACTTATCAATCTTTACCAGCTTTTTTGTGTTTGTCATAGTTTTCTCCGAGTTTAAATTTTTGTTAAGCCACAATGGCTGCAACAACAGTTCTAATAATACTAGTCTGCGACGTAGATGTCAAATTTTTCATTTGAACTCTACGAAGCGTTCTAAAGCAAAGCCTTTCTTACCTGACATCATTACTGCACCAGTTAAGAATCCGCCTTTGCCGCAACCAGTATCTAAGAATACCACCTTACCACCGTTCTTATTTTGAACGATCATTGGTTCGGTTATATTGATATTATGGATAGGCATCTTATCATGCCCGACCATAACGGTCTTCCCCATGGGTACATCATCCATCCAGTTGTATAACCGTACAGGGTACCCATCATCGTACTTTTCACCATTGGTTTCACCAACGATGAATCTAGATTTTTCAGTTTTGCCGATTACAGGGCTAGATTCCCACATACACGGATGACATGCAGCGTGTACTAAAGAATAGTCGTCAAATTTATGGAATAAACCAGATAACATCGGGTCTTCCACAATAGCAACATACATCTTTAAGAAATCTTCCATTCTTTCGGGGCCTACATCCTCTAATGTTTGCTTCCCATCTCTGGAAAAACTTACTTTAGCACCATCTGCATAGCGACGAAACTTATCATCGTGATTACCGATAGTGAAACCGGCTCTTCCTTCGTACATCATTTCGTACATAGCCTGTACTACTTCAAAGGGTTGGCGCCCACGGTCGCATAAGTCACCCATAGACATAAAAAAGAAGTTTTCACTCTTCGCAAAGTTTAAAGCCTTACTAAAGGATTCGTAATCTCCGTGAGTATCCCCGAAAACTAACATTCCATCAAAACTTTTAACATGATTAGCTAAACTAGAAACTGTCATCATCCCATGGGTGCTGTTTCCAGCCCATCCTTGTAAAACATTCTTCTACTCTTTCAGAAACGAACCCTTCGTTACCACTACAGTAAAAACTCATATAATCTTCACACTTATTATAGTGTACATTACGCAAATCCGCAATGATTCCGCCGGAACCACGCCAAGAACAACTCCACACAGTTGGATCAACACCTTTTAGTTTGTCAATTATTCGCTGATCTTCGGGTGTATCGGTAACCTTCTTCCATCGCATATTGCATAATGCCGCATAGAATTCTTTTGCTATAATATCATCAGCAAGGTATGCGATTACTATCGCATCTTGCTCCATTTCGTGCTCTAAATCGAAAGGAATATTCAAGTCCATAGACTTCTCCGAATCTTGACCAACCTGATCAGCATATCATCGTCCTCTTGATTCCATTGTTCTTCTTGTTTCATAGATGCTTCCATTGCTGCATCGTGTGCTTTGAAATCTGGTGCGTTGCGGTCGAAATCAACATCTAAGGAACTCATCATACCCAGTCCCTGGTCATCATAATGAACATGTTCAATCTCTTTACGTGCTGGTCGCATCTCTACCCACCATTTATACAGTATAAGTGTCTCCCTGGCTGCTATAGCCTGTGCAGGACTCTGTTCGTATGGTGGTAAGGATGGATCATCTAATCTTGATGCCCACTCTAAATGTTTAATACCTAAATCTGGCCGGCGAAATGGATAGAATTTACGATAAAAAGGCATGTGCTTTTCACACCACGTCGCTATTTCTTTATAATCATCAGACCAATAGTATGAACGTATTGCTTGTTCGACTTCGACAAAGTTTTTGAGCATGTTGAAGTTAACATGTAGCATTAATCTGTCTATTTCGTAATAGCCTGGCGCAAGACCGGTATCAAGAATATGATATCTGCCATATGTACGATATCGAATCCAATCACTAATGGCTTCATATTTCCATTTGATCGGATATATCATGCCTCTCTTGAAATCATTCTTAAACCAGTACCGAATCGGTGCTCGTTCCTTAAATTCTTTCTCAAATAGGCGCCAACCTTTAGATGTCATTGATCCGGGTGGACTATAACTCATCCAAGATTTAAATCTTTTTAATAATTTTTTGATATTGTACATGTGAGAATCCGATGTTGACACATATTACTGTATCGTACACCGGATTGTCAAGTTTAGTGAGAAGATTGGTTAGCTTTGGAGATGAAATTATTCATCTTTTCAGCTTCTGCAATAATTTCTTCAGTAGTAGGAGCAGTCTTGCCGGCTGTTAGTACAGCTTTAGCATCGTGTTGTGATTGTAATACATCACGAGCAAGTCCGAGTAGATCGAGTCTAATTTCGTATGGGGTCTTTGGTGAAGTTCTAGTTGTCATATTGTGTCTTTCGTGTGTTGTGTTATGTTATAATCTTACTCTTCTGCGGAAGAGCGATCCCTGTTGTAAGACTTTCATATTGACCCTCTAATTCCACTACAGGCAAAGTTGATGCCACAACCAATGCCTTATAAAGTGAAACAGGTTTTTCAGCGTCAGCCATCATTAGTAATGGCGCAAACTGATAACCTTTTTGTGTAGGTACCATGCACAACGGATTTTTAATCAAAAACGATGTAGCAGTTTCATCGACTACATTTGTAATGATTTCTTCTCCGGTAGATAACTTAAATATCCCGATATAGGGTGTTTCTTTTTGTTTTTGTGTTAACATATATTCCTAAAAGTTAAGTCTATTATACTGTTACAGTATGTATATTGTCAATGTTAACCGCACTTACTACTGCCGCAATTAACACATTTCTTGCAACCTTCTTCATATACAACATTGGCAGATCCACACTGTAGACACGATTCACCGTGAACTGTTTCCCCATCCTTAATAAAAGATGCAAGGAATTTCTTAATTTGAAATAAGAAACTACCAACATAAACATCCTCAATGCTATCTAATGTAGCAACAATGTTCTTAATTAATACACCGTGACGTAAGTTAAGAGAAATCATCCTTGCAATCTTAGATACATTGTCTCCACCGCTTATTTTATCAGATGTTTCGTCAATATGTATTTCGGGAATACCTTTACGTCTTGCAAGATCAACTAATTTTTCAATAGCATTAGATGTAACAATATTCTTCTCATGATTATTTGTATGTACAAATAATGCAAATGGTCGAGTCTGTTGTTCATTCCACACCACAGAAAGATACCATTTCCTGCCTTCAGCTTTGAGTGTTTTCATAGTTGCTGGTGCTGAATCGGACAACTTAACATTCTCAAGGATAATTTCTTCATCGGCTGGCTCTGCTAACTTCTCATCACGCGCCGATAATACAGTTGTCATTGTACCTGAACGATAAGTGGTAAATCCTTTAATGAATCCTGTATTATATACCGCCAAATACAAGTGTTTGAAATCTTCAAAGGGATAATCAAATGGCAAGTTACATGTCTTACTACATGCCGCATCTGTCCACCTTGCAAATCCTTCTAAATCACGCACATGATCGTTAACTGTTAAGTTAGTTGTAGTTACTGCCCAATCAGCAATCGGATTCCACTCATTCTTACTCTTAAGGAATCTCACACCGTAATCTTCGCAGATAACTTCCTTAGTAAGCCCGCGATTCTTATCAATCTTATAGACTATGCCCTCATATGTACCTTTAAGGATTTCTTCATCGCCTTCTTTATCAAATCTAAATAAATCAGTTTCGTGCCAAGCGCCTTCGTGCCACTTCGGTGTTATATCAATAAGTTCGTCTGGAGTTTGTGCAACAATTACTGTGCGAACATATTCTGGCATGAAAATAGGTTCGATACCGCCTGAAACTACGTTAGCTAATATAGATGAATTACCGTTTGGTTGTTGACTAAGTAGGGATGCATTGCGTATACCTGTTGTAGCCAGCTTTTCCATATAATCATCGGACAAATTAAGCTGTTTAATAAAGGGCGCTGCGGCATGTTTAGTCGGATCACAATATTCAAACTTGCCTTTCTCGACTGCAAGATCAATTGATGTCTCGTATGCGGTCTTTGATACTAACTTCATTAATTTTTCGCGGATAACTCCAGCTTCGTCTGATGCAAATCTAGTTTTCATCATAAAGAGAGATGATCCCCATCCCATTATGCCTAATCCAATACGACGTTTCTTCTGCATAGATTCGATATATTGTGGTAATGGTGCAGAAGAATATGAATTAACATTATCTAAGAATCTAACCATGTAACCGACATAACGCTTAATACCTGCAAAATCAAAACCCGACCCATCCGCCTTAACAAATTGTGTTAGATTAATTGTACCTAAACAACAAATGTTGCCCGGTGATAATGTCTGCTCGCCGCATGGATTAGTTGCAAAAATAGTCTCGCCGTAATTAAGTGGATTAAAATAATTTGCTCTATCTAAAAATAACACACCAGGTTCGGCACGATTATATGTAGATTCCATAATAAGAGTCCATAACCATTTTACAGAAATAGTATTAAAGACTTTAACTGGATAACCATTCTTCTCCCAGAGATTAATATCTCCATTCCATTCTTCTTTATATTTTTCAAATGTAGTTTCTGGAAAATACAGGTCCCATTTGTCTAATTCTGCTAATTTTTCATCAGCCTCTTCGTGTGTAATTTCTTCTGCGGCGACCGCTGATTCTAATTCTTCGATCCGATTTACACGATCCATGAATTTATCGGTGCAATTAACAGAAATATTAAATTTTGTTAAGCGGCCCGGCTGCTGTTTGGCTGTAACAAATTCAATGATGTCGGGATGCCACACATCAATTACACCCATCATGGCACCTTTTCTAATTTTTCCTTTAGCTTTCTTATTTGTGGACTTTTTACCCGAACCCGATGTAATAATTTCTGATGCCTTGTCAAATAACTCCATGTATTTTACTGATCCTGGAGTTTCAACACCTATACCACTAATAAAAGACCCACGTGGACGAATATATGAGAAGTTTTCTCCCCATCCACCTTCAGATTTTAGTGTTTGCGACTGGCTTAACAAGTGACTATAGATACCCTCGAGAGAATCGATGTCATATTTCTCTCGAGGGCCCACGAAGCAGTTCATTAATGTCGTTCCAGACCATTCTGTTCCTGCATTCGATATAATACGACCACCCGGAACACCCTTAAAATTTGTCAACAGATCAAAGAATCGTTTCTCCCAGGTCTCCTTTAATTCATCAGTTGCTTCTACTGATGCAATTGCTTTTGCTATTCTTGTTAATGTATTATCTATATTAATATCATTATGATCTTTATATGTTGTTTCCCACACTTCGGCAGAAAAAGAATCCTGAAACGACGTTCTTTGCATTTACACCTCTTGATTAAATTTGTTGTTGGTTAAATATAACTAGACTAAGTTATATTTTTTATTTGTTCTTTGTTATATTTCTGTAATACTTTAAATTCATCTTGAATTTCTGAGTAATTATTTACCGTACCTAGTTCGTAGTTAAGTACAAACTGATTGTTAATAATAGGTAGTAAATATATACCATCATCGTCCTCAACGAGATATAATTCAACTGTAGGTGGAGTATTTAAAAGTGTTAGTGTGTAAAACATCAGTAAACTAATGGAACTTGTGCAGAATGACCCATGGAATAATATTTCCCAGGGTGTGGGCCAATCTTCTGGACTATAATAATCCAATGTTCGTGAGCCAAATGGCATTTTAGAGCAAAATTTAGCAATTTCGTCTACTTGATTTATCAAAGAGAGTTCTTTAATGTCGTCTCTTAGCTTTTTCCAGAGGTGGAGCCGCTCTTCATTTGGAATTGTGTTCCAGATCATAATTGTATTAGGCGAAAGGGACCCAGCTGATCGTACTCGTGCTGAATGTTAGATCAGAGGAAAAATCGTGTTTATATGAGATTGCGATATGTTGACTTGGCGAGTTAACATACTCAACCATAAAGCTAATATCGTTTGCTGTTAAATTTATCTCTGTACCTGTATCTGTTAGTGTTGCCCGAACAGGTGTTTCGTTGTCAATTGCTGTAATTTTCAGTTCACCGTTCTTCGAAAAATTTGAGCCCACTGTATTCCAGTCCGGTAATACGGTGTCAGTCAAACTATATAATAGTGTAAAAAATGGTGTTGGCAAATAATCAAGTTCGGGGATAGTAGTGAAAACTCCTACAGGTGGCAATATAACTACCAGTGGTGGTAAAAATATGCCGCCACCTAATACAATAGGGATCTCTACATATTCGCCGGCTTCATTACCTAAGAATACTCTACGAGAATCGGTACAAAGGGCTAATTCCCCAGATAATAGAATATTTGGATAGACATTTATATCACAGCCGCCGATACCGGTATATCCTACTGGATATAATGCGTCAAAATCGGCTTGGACGCCACGTCTGTTCTGAATTCTTGAAACTACTACTGGTGGTGATGACATTTTATAAATTCCCTTGTGTGATAGTATTTAGCCAAGACCATACTGGTCATAATAGGCGCATACTTTGTTCGCCCACTTAGTTTCGTAGTGTGTGAACTCATCACCTTCTATTACAAACTCTTGATATTTAGCCTCTCGAGTTGCAATCATGACAACACCTCGGTTTATGTTTGTGCCAAACATTTCGTTATGAGATAAAGCATATGCACATAGTTGCATGAAGTAATCTTCGATCCACTCACGCTTCTTTTCCTTCAAACTATTCTTAAAATCCATAATAGAAGGTATTCCCTGATGTAATCCAACAAGGTCTGTTGTACCTGCGTATAATTCTTTAGAATATAGAGCCACTTCTGTACCCCATACTTCACTTACATTACATAGACCGTGTTTGATAATCACATCTGCAAGGGCACGTTGCATGAAATTGCCCTTCATAGGCTTGTCTAATATGTAATTTTCGAGATTATTATGCATACCGGTGCCTAATCCGCTGGCTTCTACCGTTATGCGAGTCGCTTCAACCGGGCCGAGTCGTTTTCTCCACTCGTATAAATGGGTTTTATCGGCTGTCTTTTCGAGAATTGTTGTGACGGAGGGGAGTGGTCTGCCTTCTCCAACTATATATCGTCTACCATTTTCGGTAGAGATTCGTTCGAGAGGCTTGTAATCGTAGAGTTTCTGTATTAGCATAGATGAATTGTAACACAAAGAGTATCACGAAGTCAATGTATTACCAACAAACTCTCCACTGAATAGTAGATCCTGTTGCAGGGTTTGTTTGAATTACTATTGTGTAGCCTAATCCAGCAAAATAAGATAAGACAGCATTTAATTGTGTAGAAATAGCCTTATCTGTTGTTGTGCCAGCCCATACCTGCCAATATAGTGCAGGGTTAGTTCCGAACGTATTATTCGCCACATTTACAGTAACTACAGCCGGTACTACCGGTGCTATATATGTTGGAGGATTTAGAACTGCGCCGGTTGCTGACTGAGTATATTGTGTACCGGGAGAAGTTACAGCAATGGATGCTATAGAAGTTCCACTAAGTGTTAATGATGTTGTTGCACCTGTGCCGGGATCGGTAATAACAAGATAAGGTAATATATCTGCATATCCAGCACCTGTATTGTTTATCAACACATTGCTATTAATCACACCAAAAGAATCAGTTAAAACTGTTCCTATAAAGCTGCCACCAATTGGATACGGTAATAAAGGATTTAATGAAGAAACAATTTGTAATGTTGTTATGCTATTCTGATATCCCGAACCAGGATTTAATATAGCAATACCGATAATCTGTCCTGTAATACTTACGGAAGTAATGGCAAATATAGCATTAACATATCCGGGATTAGGTAATACTGCGCGAGTTGCAATAATAGAATCGGCAGTCGTATAACCTGATCCACCGTTAACAATGTTTATACCCATTATCTGACCACTTGCATTAACTAATGGTTCTAATACAGCTAGTGTACCACCTACTGAACTTACTGCTAATGTTGCAGGGACCGGTTGATAACCTAATCCACCATTGATCACATTAATAGATAGAATATTTCCACCATTTGTTGTAACCGTAGCCGTAGCAGTTATGCTAGGAACAGAACCAACCGGCGGAATAAAAACAACACCTGGATAATCTAGATAATATCCTGAACCAACAACATCGACATGTACTGATGATACACCGTTGACGAATGTCATCGGGGTTGTACCATTTATTGTAGTACACATTTGCCCGCCACCGGGCTGACATTGACTAGATGCTGCTAATA